AATACCGCATTAACGGAAGCGGCAACTTTTGTACCAGAAATCTGGTCCGATGAGATTATTGCTTCTTATCAAAAGAATCTGAAGATGGCACCCCTTGTCAAGCGCATTGCTTTTAATGGCAAGAAGGGTGATGTTATTCATATTCCAAAACCCACTCGTGGTAGTGCCAACGCAAAAGCGGCTGATACTGCGGTAACAATCATTGCTAATACTGAATCAGAGCTTCAGATTGCAATCAATCGTCATTTTGAATACTCAAAGTTGATTGAGGACATCGTAGAAGTACAAGCTCTTTCTTCATTGCGTCAGTTTTATACTGAAGATGCTGGTTACTCATTGGCTGTGCAGATTGACAATGACCTGCACTCTTGTGGTACCGGTTTTGGTGATGGTGGTGCAGTGGTATTTGCTGGATCAGTAGCTCCTACTGACTATCAGCATACTGGTTGTTTTTTTAATAATGTAGCTGACAACACAGTAGGTACTGTTCAGTATACTGATGACACTCTTACTGCCGCTGATGTGTTCACGGATGCATTTTTCCGTGACATGATTCAAAAGCTAGATGATAACAATGTGCCGATGGAAAATCGTAACTTGATTATTCCTCCTGCAACGCGCAATGCGATTATGGGTATTGATCGGTACGTGTCATCTGATTTTGTATCTGGTGGAACAGTTAGTAGTGGTTTGATTGGAAACCTCTACGGTGTAGATGTTTACGTTTCAGCAAACTGTGCGACTATTGAGGCCGCTGGCGATAATTCTGCCGGTACTGTTGATACTCGTGCTGCATTGCTGTTTCACACCGATGCAATTGTCATGGCAGAGCAAATGGCCGTTCGGTCACAAACTCAGTACAAGCAAGAATACCTCTCTACGCTGTATACCGCAGACACCCTTTATGGTGTCCAGGTATACCGACCAGAGGCTGGCTTCGTACTGGCAGTACCATCTGCTTAATTTACACGGGGGCTTCGGCCCCCTTTCCTTTTACTTCGTGTTTTTCTTGGAGTAGTTCATGGCAACCACAATTAAACTTAAGAATGGATCGGGTGCGCCCTCTGCTAGTGATTTAGTCCAAGGCGAACCAGCGTTAGACTTAACGAATAATAGACTTTATTCAGAGAATGGTAGCGGCTCAGTAGTTGAGATTGGTACCAATCCAACCAGTTTGTCTATCAATGGGACAGCTATTACTGCGACAGCCGCGGAATTAAACATTTTAGACGGCGTGACATCTTCAGCGGCAGAACTGAATATTCTTGATGGGGTAACAAGCACAGCGGCAGAACTGAATATTCTTGATGGAGTAACTTCATCCACAGCCGAGTTAAATATTTTAGACGGCGTGACAGCCACAACAGCTGAATTAAATATTTTGGATGGAGTCACAGCAACTGCAACAGAATTAAATTTGCTTGATGGCGTAACTGCTACAACCGCAGAGTTAAATTTTGTAGATGGTGTTACATCGAATATTCAGACACAGCTTAATGCAAAAGGGACTGGAACTGTATCTAGCCTTGCTGATTTGAGCATTACTGCTACAGCTACAGAGTTAAATTTATTAGATGGTGTTACTTCTACGACATCAGAACTTAATATTCTTGATGGTGTAACGTCAACAACAGCTGAGTTAAACATTCTTGATGGCGTAACATCTACAGCCGCAGAACTAAACATTCTTGATGGTGTTACTAGCACTACCGCAGAATTAAATGTTTTAGATGGAATAACAGCTGTTGTAGGCGAGCTTAATGCTTTGGATTTAGGAAGCACTGCTGTAGGTACAGCAATTGCATCTAAAGCTGTTGTGTTGGATTCAAACAAAGATTACACGGGAATAAGAAATCTTACCTTAACAGGTGATTTAACAATTGGCGGCGATGATCTTGTTATGAGTACCAATACTGCTGGTCATCTTTTGATAGCAGATGGAACAAACTTCAATCCAACTGCTGTTGGTGATCTTGCCGAAATATCAACAGTAGCCAATGATGATGTCTTGCTGGCTGTAGATACATCTGGTGGTGGACTTAAAAAAATACAACGAAGCACATTGGTTGCTGGTCTTGGAGGCTCAGGGAGTCTTTCAAACCTAGTTGAAGATACAACCCCACAGCTGGGTGGTAGCCTGGATGTAAATGGTCAAGATATTGTAAGTGTATCTGACGGAAATATTACTCTGACACCAAATGGCTCTGGTGTGGTAAGGCTTGATGGCAATGTTGATATACAGTCTGGTGAAATTGTCCTAAAGAATGCTGGATCAGTATCTAACATTAAGCTTTATTGTGAGTCGAGCAATGCTCATTACACACAGCTTCAGTCAGCGGCTCATAGCGCCTACAGCGGCAACGTAACAGTAACACTTCCTGCCGCTACAGATACGCTAGTAGGTCGAGATACTACTGATACGCTGACTAATAAAACACTGACATCGCCAATTTTAAATGGTGACGTAGGTATTGGCGGCACTCCATCAAGTAATTCCGGATACACAACACTGACACTTAACGGCAACACCAATGGTGCTGTGCTGGAGTTTGAAAACAACGGGACGCGGGATGCGCTAATTTATCAGAATGGCAGTAATGACCTAGTTATTCAGTCAGAGTCAACAAAATCTCTAGCATTTAATACGTCAGGCAGTAACGAGCGTTTGCGGATTGATAGTTCCGGTAACGTAGGTATTGGTACGGGCGGTACGATCGGTGGTCAACTTCATGTTAAGGAGTCTGCAAGTAGTAACACTGCAAGCGTCTCTGCACAAAATTTAGTGTTGGAGTCAAACGATACTAATTTTGGCATGACCTTGCTTGCAGGCTCATCTGTAAACAGTGCAAACATTTTTTTCGGTAACGAGTCTGATAATGATATTGGATATATTCAATATAAGCACACAGACGACTCTGTAAGGTTTGGAGTTAATGCCGCAGAGCGTATGCGGATTGATAGCTCTGGAAGAGTGGGCATTGGTACTACGAGTCCGGGCACTGCTCTTCAAGTGTTAAGTTCGGCAAGTTCTACGGGTGCATTAAAAGCACAAAATGCTTCCGGAGCGTCTGCATCTACAGCTATTTTTGAAGCGGTTAATGGCGGTGGTACTACTCGCTTGTTAGTTCAAAATGATGGCAAAGTCGGCATTGGTACTACGACTCTAGATACGCTTTTCCATATTAAGGGAAGTGCTGTAGTTCAGACCGTGGAATCTAGCTCTACTTCTGGCGGCTCAATTAATTTTAAAAACAGCAGTACAACAAACGGACTTACTGTTGGATTAAGAGGAAATACAACAGGTAACGGTCTTATTTACCACGGTGACGCCAAAGACATAGAGTTTTGGACTAGCGGCACACAAAGGATGGAGCTGAAAAGCTCTGGTCACTTGCTTTTGGGAAAAACTACGTCAGGGGTAAATACAGCTGGAGTAGAACTTACGGACGATGGGCAAATGTTTGCCACCTCCTCAAACGTAATTGCTGGTTATTTTAATAGGCAGGGGGCAACTGGAACTGTAAATCTTGTTGAGTTTAGAGTATCAAACAGTGATGCTGGAAAAATTAAATCCTCCGCTGGCGGTACACCGGTATTTGCGGCGGCATCAGATGAGCGCCTTAAAGACAACATTACAGATCATGAATCAGAGCTATCAAGTCTTATGGCTTTGCGTCCTGTTCGCTGGGATTGGAAAGATAAGGAAAAAGGCGCAGGTGAAGGTTTTGTAGCGCAAGAACTAGAGCAAACTGCTTGGGCTGATTTGGTATCTGAAGACGAAGATGGATATAAGATGGTATCAGGACTTGGTGCTGTTGAAACTAGACTTATTAAAGCCTTGCAAGAAGCAGTAACCCGAATTGAAACGCTTGAAGCCGAAGTAGCGGCACTAAAAGGAGCATAAAATGGCACACACATGGACTATAGCCGCAATGGATTATGACGTTTCATCTGGCGGCAAAACTAACGTAGTCACACAACTGCACTGGCGTTGCACTAAGGCTGATGGCGACCACACTGGATCATCCTATGGCTCTGTGGGGCTTGGGGCTGTTGGTGACTCGTTTGTTGAGTGGGCTGATATTACTGAATCCACGGCTATCGGATGGGCTAAGGCTGCGTTAGGTGACGAGCAAGTAACGGCTACAGAGGCCGCTATTGAC